GAAAAACTTGAAGGCTTAGATCCCCAGCTTGTCGCAGTTGTTAAAAGCGCAATACATAAAAGTAAAATAGACTTTGGTGTAATCTGTGGTATGAGGACAGTAAAGGAACAGGAAACATTAGTAGCAAAAGGTGCTTCACAAACTATGAAGTCTAAACACCTTGATGGTCTTGCTGTAGATCTTATGGCATACATTGGATCAAGGTCATCTTGGGAATTAAATCTCTACGATGATATAGCAGATGCTATGGCCGAAGCTGCACGTGAAATTGATGTGGTTCTACGATGGGGCGCAGCATGGACAGTTCCTAACATTGCACATTATCAAGGTGGATCTATGGAAGATGCAATGAACGAGTATATTGATGAGAGAAGGCTTCAAGGTCGTAGGCCATTTATTGATGGACCTCACTTTGAATTAATGGTATAATATAAAAAATATAAGTGGTCAACCCACACAACTGACTAAAGTGGTAATACCACAAAGAAGGATTTTTAATCATGGCAACTACTACACTCACACAAGGCATTGAAGCCTATCAAACTGACATTACATTTGGTGACGGCATTGATGTAACAGGAACTACTACACTTGGTAGCTCTGTAAACAGTCTCTTCGTCAAGCACGTAGCTCACGTTGATGGTGTTACAGTTAACTCTACTGCAGGTGACTCCCCAGCTATTGGTACATTTGTACAGCCAGCAGGCACAGTAATCACAGACATTAAAATCTTTTGTGTTACGGCTCCTGTTATTGGAACTGGTGACATTGGTTACGAAGTGGGTACATCTTCTTCAGGCGCACAGATTGTTGCAGCTATTACAGATGAAATCCTTGATGGCGGTACAACCGTTGTTGTAGGAAGCGTAACAACTACTACTTTGGTTGCCGCTACTCAAAATGCTTCAACAGCACCTGTCTCTGTACAGTATGCAGCAGCAGCACGTAACATCTTCTGTAACGTTACTAACTCAGTTAACTCTACAACTGATGGTTCCTTTACCTTTGTTATTGAATACGTACAGGTAGCATAATGGTTGATCAAGCAGCATTGGTAGGAGAAAACTTAGGGTGGGCTGTAGAAACTGCAGTTACTCTAGGTAACACCGCTACTACACACGTAGTTTGCACTGACGCTAAGATGGTGATTATTGAAACGAGTCATGATTTAGACATTGGTTTTGCAACAGCGGAGGCTGACGTTACTGATAATGACATTATGCTTCCAGCTGGAGTACATACTCTTGTAGTACCTAAAGCTATAGGCAACGCTAGTGTTTTAAACTATAGACGTGGTAGTGGTAGTAGTACACTAGTACGTGTAGTTTTATCGTAGATAAGGAATACTAAAATGGCTAAAGAAACACTACAAAAGTACTTAAATAGAAACCTAAAGACTAAAGGTCTCTCTGCAAAAGAAGCAAAGAAGAATGCTTCTAAGTACAGTTCTATCTCTGCTGCTAAGAAAGCAGGCTCTCTCTATTATACAGACAAGAACGGCAAGGTTATGGCTGCAGTTTTTGCAGAAGACTTAAAGGAAAGTCCTAAGTTTAATGAGAAAGAGTTTGTTGCTGCTGAAAACGTAAAGATTAAAGCTGACGAAGCTAAGCGTAGGGCTGTTAAGTTAGCAGAAGCTAAGAAGTATCTAAAAGAAACACCGAAGCGCCAGCCAATGAACTTTAAGGCTGCTGCTGAAAAAAGGAAAGAAAACATGAATAAAGGTGGCGCAGTAAAGAAAAAGGGTGGCGCTTACAATAAAGGTGGCATGCCTATGGTTATGAAGGACGGTAAGAAAGTTCCAGCTTATGCTGCTGACGGTGTTGGCAAAATGAATATGGGTGGAATGGCCAAAAAGAAACCAGCTGCTAAAATGATGGCAGGCGGAATGGCTAAGAAAAAACCTGCAGCCAAGATGATGGCTGGTGGTATGGCTAAGAAGAAACCAGCAGCTAAGATGATGGCTGGTGGCATGGCTAAGCCTAGAGCAAAAGCTAGTGGCTATATGTACGGTGGTATGGCTAAGAAAAAGAAGTAATCGCATAACGGGGTTGCAATCTTGTACGTAGTCTGATACTCTAAAACATGGTATAACTGTCCTTGGTCATAAAGGAGTTATACCATGTTTAAAAGATTATTTAAAGCAATGCAGCGTAGTCAAATGCGTAGAGTAGAATACTGGCAACTAAATAACATGTCAGATCAAATGCTCAAAGATATAGGAATCACACGTGGCGAAATCAGGGACAGGTTCTACAACCAAGAAAAAGTCTGGCGTTAATGCGGCTGGTAACTATACTAAGCCTACTATGCGTAAGTCTCTTGTGGCCTCCGTTAAGGCTAGCGGCAAAGGTGGAAGCCCTGGACAGTGGAGTGCTAGGAAAGCCCAGATGGTTGCTAAACAATATAAAGCTAAAGGTGGAGGTTATAAATAATGGCACTAACTAATCAGAATAAAAAGAAAGTTAAGAAAGTTATTAAGGGTTTAAATAAAGCCTCTAAGCTACACGCAGGTCAAGCTAAAGTTTTAAAAGGCATGACAGGTAAAAAAGTTAAATAACTATGGCAAAGAAAAAAGATCCTAAGGTAGGTACAGGTAAAAAACCTAAGGGTTCTGGTAGAAGACTCTATACGGATGAGAATCCTAAAGATACTGTGTCTATAAAATTTGCTACAATAAAAGATGCTAAAGAAACTATTGCAAAGGTAAAAAGAATAAACAAGCCTTATGCTCGTAAGATTCAAATATTGACAGTATTAGAGCAACGTGCTAAGGTAATGGGTAAGACTGAGATAGTTAAGCTTGCAAAACAGGCAAAGCTACAGTTAAAAAAGCAGAAGGAAAATGCTTAATGCCCTACCTCCAGAGCAATATACCACACTTTAAAGCGTGGGTACGACGTGAATACACTAAGAATATGGAAGAGTATCACGGAGAGTTTCTACACTGTTTGGTAGTAGCCGTCACTACAATGCCAAATAGAACACTCAGCTTCCAAGTAATCTTTACTGGATGCGAGTCTGATGAAGAAGATGACCCTAATGTTCACGGTGGAGCAATGTGGGCTAGGATGCCTTTAACAGCTTTGGTAGCAGACACACGCTATGAGGAATGGCCTGAAGAGTTACCTCCCTATCTGGCGCAACCTTGGGATTGTATGTCGCACACACACTCAGTCTATAAGATAGAACGAGCAAGCCCAGCGCCTTGGATAGCAAAAGTAGATGGGGAGTTTTACCCTGCTAAGTACTACTTCACTGTAGACTATACAGATAATGAAGTGGCAGATGACCCTGCACAACACAAGCAGTCTCACGTACTGGAACTGTTAGATGCAGGGGAATACACAGGTAACATGGTTGCGTTACCTAACAACAGGGTAAGGGTTACTCACCCTGCTTGGTTTGAAACAGGAGAAGGTGCTCCTGACTTTAGACCAAATCAGCATACGTTTAATTCTAAAGAAGACGTAGATTATGTTTGGGATACTCAAAGAGTTTTTAACAATCTTTATCAGGAGACAGAATATGAAGATGAAGAAAAAGGGAATGGCTAAAGGCGGAGCCATGATGAAGAAAAAGGGAATGGCTAAAGGCGGAGCCATGATGAAGAAAAAAGGTTATGCAGCTGGTGGCGCATTGCCTATGAAGAAAAACCCTGCAGGTGAAATGGTTCCTGCCTATGCTATGGATGGCAAAGGTAAGATGAACAAAGGTGGCATGGCAAAGAAAAAAGGTATGGCTAAAGGTGGAGCCATGATGAAGAAAAAAGGTTATGCTAAAGGTGGTATGAAGAAAAAAGGTTATGCTGCTGGTGGTAAGGTAATGACTTACAATGTTGGTGGTATGGTAAAGAGCAGTGGTACTCTTAATACAGGAATTAAGAAAGCCTAATGACCTTAAAAAAATCTCAGAAGAGTCTAAAGGATTGGGGTAAACAGAAGTGGACTACCAAAAGTGGTAAGCCATCGACACAAGGTCCAAAGGCTACAGGTGAAAGATATTTACCTAAGAAAGCTATTAAGTCTTTAAGCTCTTCTGAGTATGCTGCTACAACAAAAGCTAAACGAAAAGGCAAAGCTGCAGGTAAACAATTTGTAGCTCAACCTAAAAAGATTGCAGCTAAAGTAAAACCGTATAGGAAAAAAACATGAGGAAATATTTTAAACGTATTCTACGTGCAGTGCTTAATAGGGATTGCCCCTGTAATAAATGTGAGTGTTCATGAAAAATCTTACGGAAAAACAACAGTTATTTCTGGATGTACTTTTTGAGTCTGCACAGGGTGATCCTGTAAGGGCTAAAAAACTTGCAGGATATTCTGATAATGTTTCGTCCACTAGTATTACTTCAGTCTTACAAGAACAAATTGCAGATCTTACTAAAAAGTTTATTGCAGCATCTGGGAGTAAAGCTGCATATTCAATGATGCAGATTATGAATAACCCAACTGATCTAGGCAACAAAGAAAAGATGGCAGCTGCTAAAGATTTCTTAGACAGAGCTGGGTTTGTTAAAACAGATAAAATAGAAGTTAAAGCAGAGAGTCCTTTGTTTATACTGCCACCTAAATCAAATGAAGATTAAAAAAACTTGGCAACTTCCCCAACCAAATGAGGTAGAGGGAGAATATGAATGGCTTTCAGTAGTAAGAGTTGGTAGGGTTATACCATTTGGCTATAGACAAGACCCCGAAGACTCTGATATACTGTTACCAATCCCAGAAGAG